GCGATGACCGCGAGGAGATGTTCTTACCGGTGCGCACGCTGCGCACGCAATATCTCGACTACCTCGATTCCAAGACCGAGGAGATCGAGGAGCAGAAGAATTCCCGGCGCTACTATCACGGTGCGCAGTTGACCGCCGAGCAGCTCCGGGTGCTGCAGGCCCGCCATCAGCCGGTGCAAATCTGGAACCGGGTCGGGCGCAAGATCAACGGCATCGTCGGCGTGGTCGAGCGGATGCGCTGCGACCCCAAGGCGGAGGGACGCAATCCGAAGAGCGAGGAGGGCGCGCAGATCGCGACCGAATCCATTCGCTCGGTGCTCGACGGCAGCCAGTTCAAGAACTCGCTCAACCACTGGTGTCTGTTGCAGACCGCAATCGACGGCATCGGCGGGGTGCAGTGTGTGTTGAAAAAGGGCGACAAGGGCGATCCCGACGTCGGCGTGCACTGGGTCATCGGCGATGAGTATTTCTACGATCCGCGCTCTTATCGCTTCGACTTCAAGGACGTCCGCTACGAGGGCATCGCCAAATGGATGGATCTGGATGCCGCAATCGAGATGTTTCCGGAAAAGGCCGAGCTGATCGAAGGCCTGTTCCAGGGCGACAGCGATCTGACGACCAACAGCGACCGCGAGATCAAGTGGATCATTTCCACCACCCGCCGGCTTCGCATGGTCGAGCACTGGTATAAACACAAGGGGCGCTGGTGCTGGGCGTTCTATGTCGGCAACGTGCTGTTCGATCAGGGCGTCTCGCCGTTCTTCGATGAGACTTCCAACAGTGCTTCTTCCTTCGAGATGTTCTGCGCCGCGATCGACCAGGACGGCGACCGCTATTCGTTCGTGCGCACCTTCAAGGGCCCGCAGGATGCGCTGAACCAGGGCAAGTCGAAGACGCTGGCGCTGGCCAATTCGCGCCGCATCATCGCGGAAAAAGGCGCGGTCGATGACGTCGAGATCGCGCGCCGCGAAGCGGCGCGGCATGACGGATTCCTGGAACTCAATCCGGGCAAAGAGTTCAAGGTCGACGACACCAAGCCCGACGTTGCCATCTTCTCCGCGCTGACCGATGACGCCAAGGCCGAGCTCGATGGCTTTGCCAATTCCAACCTCGCGGCAGCGATGACACCTGGCAGCATGGGCAACATCTCCGGCAAGGCGATCGAACTGTTGCGGCAGCCCGGCATGGCCGAGCTCGGGCCGTTCGTGCTGGCGCACCGCATGTTTAAGATCAACCTCTACCGGAAGATCTGGTCGAGCGTGCAGCGGCACTGGACCGCGGAGCGCTGGATCCGGGTCAATTCCAACGAGAAGCTGGCGCAGTTCATTCAGCTCAACGGCGTCGATCTCGATCAGTGGGGCCGCCCGGTCATGGTCAACGCGGTCGGCGCGCTCGACGTCGACATCGCGCTCGATGAAGGCCCCGACATCGTCTCGATGATGCAGGAAACCTATGACGCGCTGAAGAACGAACCGCCCGGCACCATCCCGTGGCAGTTGAAGATCGAGATGAATCCGAACATTCCGCGCAGCGAGAAGGACCGGCTGTTTAAGCTCGGCCAGCCGAAACCGGAACAACAACAGCTGCAGCAGACGACCGCGCGGCTCCATCTCGAAGCGCTTGCGGGCAGGAACGCCAAGACCGCGGCGGAGACCCAGAAGCTGCTCGCCGGCGCCGACCAGGCAGCGGCTACAGCAGAAGAAAAGCGCGCCAAGGCCGGTCATGTTGCGGCCTCCCACGATCTCGATGCGCGCGAATTCGTCCGCGACACGCTGTTCGAGGCGCACAAGGTGATGGCGCCGTTCTTGAATCCGGCGCAAGGCGCCCCGGGCGGCGCGCCGGGCGCACAACCGCCGATCGGACCATGAGGCAAACGATGCGAATGCTGTCGCGCTTATTGCTGTTCGTGCTGTTGTCGCTCGGTGCAATGCCGGCGCTGGCGCAGTCGCCGAACACCGATACCTATTTCTACACCCCGGGCGGCGGCGGCGTGAACGGCGCCATCGGCATGTGCCTCAATACCTCTCTCAAGGCGGTGCCGTGCACCGATCCGACCTCGCTGCCGTCGACGCAGTCGCTGGTTACAGCAACGACCGGCGGCGCTACGGCGTTCCACCTGATCGCGGCGGCGACCAATAATTCGACGCTGGTTTCGACCGGCGCGCACACGGTCTATTCCGCGCAGCTCGGCGGCCTCGGTGCCACCCCTGCCTACTTGAAAATCTACGACAAGGCTGTGGCGCCGACCTGCGGCACCGATATTCCGATCAAGACGCTGATCATTCCGGCGGCGGCAACGGCTGCGAACGGCGCCGGGTCGAACGTGTCATTCTCGCTTGGCACCAGGATCGCCAACGGTCTTGGCATCTGCGTCACCACGGGCATTTTGGATAGCGATAACACCGCCGTTGCTGCCGCGACCTTCATCGTCAACATCGATTACAAATGATGCGTGGCAAGATCAGTCTTGCGATCGCGCTCGCGCTGCTTGTCGCCGCAGTCAGCATGTCGCGCACCACCCTGCTCGATACCGGCATCGGTCCTGCGACCAACGGCGTCGTGGTGCTGACGCCCTGCACCTCGACCGGCATCTACGACCTCAGCAACACCTGTAACGACATCTATTTTCTTGGAGCGCTGAAATGAAAAGGATTGTCCTTGCGCTGGCGTTCCTGGTTGGAAGCATAGCGAGTGCGGCTGCGGCCTGCACGAGTCCGGCCGTCATGCACGACTTTCCCGGCACCGCTTTCAATATGAGTTTGGCGACGGTTCCTGACGGCAATTGCGGATCAAACGTCGGAGTCCCGAGCTGGGCCGGCGGCACGCTTGGCGCCATGGCGACCTACGGCACCTCACCGGGCGCGGTACCGGTGCCGGGGATGAATGCCTTTGTGACCAACATCCCGGCGGTCACGCAATCCGGCACCTGGACCTCTCGCGTTGTCGGCAATGCCGGGGGCGTCTTCGACGGCGCGACGGCCGCGGCGGTTCCCGCCAACGCTCTCTATCTCGGCATCAATTCCGGCGGCAACCTCGCCGGCTGGACCGGCGCGGTCTCACAAGCCGGCACCTGGAACGTCACCAACGTTTCGGGCACGGTCTCGCTGCCGACTGGCGCTGCGACAGCCGCCCTGCAACCGACCAACGCCGCGCAAGCCTCCGCCACAAGCGGGCAGACCGGAACGCTGGTTGAATGCGCGGTCACCAGCTCCGCGCCGACCTACACGACCGCGCAGACTAATCCAGTGTCGTGCGATACGGCCGGGAATATGCGCGTCACCGTCACCAACGCGAATCCGAACGGCCAAGCCGCGAAGACCGCCAGCTCGCCGGTCGTCATCGCGAGCGACCAGTCACAAGTCCCGGTCGATGCGATCGTAACGCCATCGAACGCTTTCACGCGACCCGCCAACGTGACGGCCTATGCCTCCGGCCAGCTGGTCGCCAACAGCACCACGGCCGGTTCGGTCGTGCCGCTGTCGTGGACTTCCGCCGCGAGAGTGAGCGGCGGCAACTTCTACATCCGCCGCGTCCGCATGACGCTGTCGAGCAAGTCGGTCACCCTGACCTCGTTCCGGATTCACTTCTATACCGTGACGCCGACGATCGCCAACGGCGATGGTGCGGCGTGGTCAACGACGCTCGCGAACTACGTCTGCAAGATGGACGTGCCGGTCGCCTCATGGGAAGCCGGAACGGACGTGTCGATCGGCTTTGGTCTGCCGACCTCGGGCGACGGCAACGAATGCAACGTCGTCGCTTCGGCGCAAACGCTGTTCGCGCTAGTCGAGGCCCGGGCCGCCTACGTGCCAGCCAGCGGTGAGACGATCACCGTGATTCCTGAAATCCACCAGAACTGAGGCGGCCATGCGTAAGTTCTTAGCGGCACTATTCGCCTTCGCCGTTCTGTGTCTGTCACAGCAAATAGACGCACGCAGTCTGTTGATGAGCGATCCGCTGCCTTCGGCTGTCGGCGGCCCTACCGCCGTCTATAGCAACGGCACATTAGCCGGCGATAACGCTATTGCCCCCAACATCTCCGTTCGTATCGGAGTTGCGGTTGCTGCTGGTAGTGGAACTCAGGTCCGCGTCACGCTAAAGGCCGGCGCAAGCTCTAGTGTTGGTGTACAGGGCATTTCTTGCTCTCATGTATCAATTGGCGTCAGCACGGGGACGCTGCCAAACACAACCGCAACGCCGCTTGAAATAAAATTTGGCGGGGTAAGTGGGGTCACTCTCAATACTTCGCTCGCGCAGCAAACAAGCGACTTTACGCTATTATCCGGGCTTACGTGGACTAGCACGGACACGCTTGTCATTATCTGCGATCAAGATGCTACAATCAACTTCGATGCGGCCCAGGTCGGAGCCGCCACCATCGGGGCATTCGCGGCGGTTTGGGAGAAGGCTGCGACGACAAGCTGGAACGTGGCTGCGCCAGCCGGATTTACCAATCTCGGCACATTCGGCTATGCGGTCGTTTCAGTAGAAACTCAATGAGCACATTGGTAATGGACTGGGGTCAATGCGCTCAGTAATCCGGTTTCTTTTCGTTGCCTTACTGGTTCTAATTGGCGTTCCCGCCTATTCCAGCTTCGCGATCTTTCAGGTCGGCAGCACCATCAATGTTGTATTGCCGCTCAAGATCGGTGCTGGCGGCTCCATCCCGGCCATCGATATTCAGTGCGACCAGGGTGTCGGCGCGTGCAACAATTCCGGCACCACCACCAAGGTAATTCGCACGGACACCTACGGCGCGTATCTTTATGATCCAACCGCTCCGAATCCCGGCAACGCAGGCGGCACGGGCGCTTGGAAACAACTCATAACCTCGCTTTCTATGCCTATCGCGGCTGGCACGCCGTGGCAACCGAACAGCAAGGCGCCTTACGAGATCAGGATTGCACCGAGCAACACTTCGCATTTTTATATGTCGCTCGGTGGGCTGGTCTACAGCAGCACCAACAAAGGGGCGACGTGGACGCAGACGGCTTTTACTCAGGTAGTTAAGTCTGATGGCGGTGATCAGGTTACGGAAGCCTATGGCCCCTACATGGCCGTCGATCCGCAGAACGAAAATATCGTCATAGTCGGAACATCCGATAGCGGCGCGTTCTATACGCTCGACGGCGGCGCGACCCCGTTCCACCAGATCACCGGCCTCTGCACGCCGACGAGCCCGCCCGGCTCGACGACGGGGCAGGGCGGCGGCTTTCTGATTGCATATGATCCGAGCTCCAGTGTCGTCAGCGGCGCGAAGCAGGGTGTCTATTTATCATGCTTTGGCACGGCCCTTTATCACTCGACGACAGGGCCGTCCGGCACCTTCACCAGCGTCGGCGGCACGGGAATGCCGACGACCTTTATTCAACTGGACGTGGACGGCGCAGGGAACGTCTATGTCGTCGATAATACCGGAAGCAGCATCAACGGCAATCTGCAAAAGCTCTCGGGCGGAACGTGGGCACCCGTTACGACTGGCCTTGCCACCGCCACCATTCAGATGTTTGCGCGTGATCCAAACTCCACGCACATGATCGTCGCCGACAACGGGGGAAATACCAGTTTCTTCAACGGCACATCTTGGTCGGCACAACAAAGCCCGGCGCTTACCGCAAACGATATTCCATGGCTGATGCATTCTTTTGTAAATGGAACATTCGCTGGCGCCAAACTCGCATTCGATCCGGCGCAGTCGAATGTCCTGTTTTACGCAAATGGTGTCGGTGTTGCCTTCGGAAGCCCGAGCACTGGCGCCAACATGGCGTGGACCTCGATCAGCGCGGGGATCGAGCAGCTAGTGCCTCGCGGGGGCGTGACGCCCCCGAATGGCAATCCGATGATCGCATTCATGGATCGCCCGGTCTTCACGATTACCGACCCAACTAAATTTCCGACCGATTTCGGAACGAACTACACTTACCCCAGCAGCCGGTTGCAGGAAGGGTTTTCGGTCGATTACGCCTCATCGAGCCCGAGCTTTATTGCCGTACTGGCGCAAGCGCTGTTTGATTGCTGCGACACATCTGGTTTTTCGATCAATGGTGGAGGGACTGATGGCTCTCCATCGAACTGGAGCACACCCTTTGCCGGCTTCGCGTCCGTTACCGATTTCGTCTCGAATGGCGGTTCGTATCACGCCGGCGCCATTGCCGCTTCTTCGCCCACCTGTGTTGTACTGGTCGTAGGCAACGGCAACGCTGCGGGCGCATTCGCAGCCTCGGGCCTGTGGCAATGGAACGGCACCACATGGTCCAGCCCGACCATCAGCGGCATTCCCAACAACACCGCTACGTTCACCGGGACTGGCTCTGGTACCAATCTAACCGCCTCAGCCGTTACCGGCACGATCTTGGTTGGGAGTGCCATCAATGGTACCGGCGTCCCAGGTGGCACTACCATCGTATCCCAAACTAGCGGCACCGTCGGCGGCGCTGGTGTGTATGTAACCAACAAAGCGACCACCGCATCGGGCGCGGCTTTGACCGCTGGCCCCAATCCCGGCTGGGGCTTCTCCTTCAACTTGGTTCGCCAGCCGTTGGCGGCGGATCGCGTCAATGCCAACACGGTCTACGCTTACAACGACGGCATCAGCACTTCGACGCCGGGAGTTTACAAGACAACGAATTGCAGCACATGGTCGAAGGTGAGCAATCTATCCATCACGACCGTGCCACCAACTCCCGTTGGCGCGTTTCCCAATGCGGCATTCAACGCCATCATGAGGGCGGTTCCGGGTGTAGCTGGCAATCTGTTTTTCACGTCTGGCTGGCAATCGCCTGATACCCCGCTACAGGATTTTTGGCAATCCACCGACGGCGGCGTGAATTGGGCTGCACTATCCGGCGTCACCGATGTGACCTCGTTTGATTTTGGCAAGGCCAAGCCGGGCGAAAGTGTTGCCGCACTATACTGCTATTGCAGGGTCGGCGGCGTTCTCGGGGTGTGGCGCGGGACGAATACGTTCTCGACATGGACTCAGCTTGCGCCCGGTGATGGCGCGTTTCCGGGCGGCAGTCTCGATCAGGTCAGCGTCGTCATTGGCGATGCGAACAAC